ATAGTCAATAGTTAAGCACCCTTCAGCGTCAATAGCAAGACCTTTTTGTACCATCATCGGATCAGGGAGAATTGGGGAAACCCTTTCGAGCGTTTCACGAATACGACGGGAATACATCTTCGCCATATTCTGTGATACAGACCCAATCATTACACGCACACGCCGGTTGCGAACTATCGCCCACACAGCTACATCATGGAACAAAGTGGATTTGCCTGCACCTGGGGGGACGTTGAGAACTACGAATTCTTTTTCTTCGGACTCCAATAGTTTAACAAGAGTGAGCGCAGCTTCGACTTGCCACGGGGAAGGCACACGACCTAAATATCGACGGCGGAAATAATCAAAATCTTCTAAGCCTCGAAGGGCTTCCTCACAAAGCATGTCATGTGGGATAGCAGATGGGAGATCAATGGTGTCCATGAAGTCCATGTGCGCCCGTTCTTGGCGACCACCGTTACCTGCACCAGTGTTAGCTTTATGGTTTGCTTCTTTACGGTTTGCTTCAAGTTCTTTGGCTCGTTTCAACCAGCGGGAACCCGTATTGACATGAACCCCTGTTTCTGCACAGGCATCTTTAATGTTTCGTCCTGAAGCTATTAAAGCAAAGAACTTGGCTTTGTCCTGAATTGGGACAGCTCTTTTTGTTCCCATACTGGGTTTATTCTACCACTTAACTTTGTTAGCCCAGTAAGCGGCAGACATTTTTCCTTTAGCAATGTTAGAAGCATGACGATCCTTGAACGCTTTGTTACGTGCAGACCCATCCGGTGAACCCTTAACACCTTGCTGACCAAACCGAATCGTTTTCACTTGATCGCCAACCTTGGCTACAACAACGTGAGATTTAGTTGGATGGTTAGGAGTGGCTTTGGGTTTGTTGTACCCAGATACGCCTGCCCGTTTAAGGCGAGAATCTTCAGGCATTACTTTTTCTTTTTAGGAGCAGAAACCATTTTTTTGCCAGACTTCTTAGCCGCTGCTTTAGCGTCTTTCATTCCAGTGGCGGTGTATGGGAACTTCTTTTTTCCTACCTGAGGCATATTACTTTCCTTTTTTCATTCGGGATGCAGCCATGTTATCAACAAGGTTCGGATACGGACGACCAGCCTTCGCAGCACGAGCCTTCGCTGAAGCTTTCTGTGCAGAAGACAAAGGAGTCGATTTCTTCTTCGGGTTTGTCTTTTCCCAAACAGGTTTCTGTTTCATTACTTCTTTTTAGGTTTAGACTTTGAACTTGGGGTAGACAACTTGTTAGCCAAAGAAGCATTATAAACTGCATCAAAAGCTGCGTTGCTTTTTCCAAAAGCTCTGCTTCCCGCTGCTCGTTCTGCTCGCTTGTAAGATTCACGTGTATTAGATGCTGAAGTTGCTTTGTTTTGACCACCCATTGCTTCGCCTCTTGTAACTGCTTTTTTAGCAGAAGCACGGGTTCCCGATGCTGAAGTTGCTTTACCAGTTGCTTTAGGTGTTGGTTTCTTTGCTGCTGCCATGAGTATTCCTTAAATAACTATGAAGTATTCGTTGATAGTAACACAGCATGTGCTACGATGATGTCAACTTCACAAGACCTCCACGCTGGGATAGCGTCAAGGCAGGCAGGGTCGTACATCGGTTGCATGATGCGGGACATTTCACACCAGGGAACTGGGGTAGATGAATCCTGCAATCAGACAATACCGTTATGTAATTATTGATCCTATTGTGTAAGAGATTCAAGCAGCGTAATGAACGTCATCTCATTAAAACTTTCGGGTGTCGGCTAAAACATTTGGCTACGGCGACCTTGATACTTCGAGTATCTAAACTGTGGGGGAAGCTAACCAGAATACTTACCCACTGGTTCCGCTGAAGCGGCTAACGCCCTCGGCTACGCCAGCGGTTGTTGGCAAAGAAGCAGGAACAAAACCAGTTGACGTGTCCAGCCCTGTGGGTTTTTCTTTTTTCTTTCCATGCCAACTAAAGCCGGTAACTAAACAGCTGGTCGACCCCTCCCAAACCGCAAAACACCCAAGAGCGCAGCGACCCACCAAACACCAGACCCCACACACAGCAAAAGAGTGAGAACATGCCTGTCTCATTACATACATATACACCCCCCCTAGCCTCGGCACACCCCCCGTTGAGATACCTGGCATGTACAACTACCTACCAGTAGGTAGGGAAACCAGCGGAAACATTACATAACGAACACTATGGGCGCACCCCTACCCCCCTAATCTGGTTCCGATACAAAACTAGGGGGTTCACTCTCCGTGATGTCCGGCTGCGGATAGTGGTTGAAGCTCTTCGCTCGTGATTGGCTTAGGTCGTTGCCTATTGGGTGGTTTTGGATCTTTTGGTGGGGGTCGATTTTGGATTTTTTGGCGGGAAATAATTTCCGGATTTCTTGTCCGTATCGCTTGCAATGTGTTGCACGGTTTGGTACGATGTCTCCATCGGGTTTTTGCCCGCCATACCTAGAAGGGGTACATCATGAAATATAAGGTTATTGAAACTCAGGACTACAGCGAACCGCTGAAGGATTGGGCGATTATTGCAGAATTCGACACAGAGGCAGAGGCGCAGACATTCGCCGAGGTTCACTACGACACTTCAATCAGCGACCATAACTACTACGACCCTGCTACAGACTGTGGCTGTGAGTCATGCCGTGAGGGTTTCCGAGCCATTGATTATAAATCTCTCGTGGTTCAAGTCTTGACCCCCTCCACCGAGGCATGGTCGATTTGGGAGAAGCACGGAAAAAGCGAGCCTACGATGCTTGCCATTCTCGCCCAACTCATTGCCGATAATCACGACATGAAAAACAAACTACAAGAAGAAGGCAAGTGATGAACGAAACAACCGACAAAGCAGGTCACAAGATTTGTGGCGACTGTGGCGTATACAGTCACTCACATGGCGAGGCTTGCACCTCGTCCGACATTCTCACCGAACAAGTACGCAAAGTTATAGCCCGTGGCATGGCGAGCAGGCGTGACGCAAAATCGACCGCCGTCCTCGTGATGGCTGTCGTTAACCAATTCGCAGCAAGCGAGGTGAAGTGATGTCGCAAGACCATGATGTATACGGTCGCATGGGGACGCTTCCCGCCGACGCTTATCTAATCCGCCGTACGGGTGAACCTACCGCCCGAATTATTGGCGGGGCGTTCCGTTGGGTGGGTCATTATTGGAACCGCCAGGATAACGGGTGGAACGATTACACGATGCCCCGTGATATTTTCACCCCCGCCGAGCGTGAAACATTCGCATTACCTGAGGGTGGCGAATGGGTCGGAATCTTTTACAACAACGGCGGGCGGTAAGGCATAGCCGAAACCCCGCAAGGGGTCGGGCGGGGATTATCTCCCGCCCCTGATGATGGCAGATAACCAGAAATACCTAGAAGGGGTAAACAATGACAACACAAAACAGAACAAAGGGGAGCGTAGCGCATGCGTTCGCTGTCGGTAAAAGGGTCGAAATATGGGTACCGAGTCCCACGGGCGACAGTTCCGATAGTCACACTTTCACTATCCCATGCTTAGACGATGACCAAGCAGAACAAATTGCAGCAATGTGGCGCACGACTTGGGCGGTAAAGTAATGGATAAGCTCATTCACCTCCTCTCCGAGTTCGCTGGCGATCTTCCGGAAATGACCACCCCCGACATTTCGGACAACTACAAAAACAAAGTGGCGGAGGCGATAGCGGAGGCGGTTATCCTGCTCCGCACCCATGCCCTTGACCCTGCCCATCCGCTAGCAATTGACTAGCCCTTGACAACCCAACGGCAATATGTTAAACAATTACCAACAACCTAGAAGGGGTTACAAAATGAAAACAAAAAAACTATGGATAGTGGAAATAGTGCTGAACGATTCCATCGTTGCAGTAGGAACTACCGAGCCGATAGCACTCCGCAACTGTGCAGCCCGAGCTCTAGAGTATCTAAACAATGCAGGGGTGGGAGTTGACCGCACAACGGGCGACGACTGGACTACCGAGACACTTGCCGAGTATTTCGGCTATCGATCGACGGAGTTAGACCTTGACGGCTCCGGAGAAATTCACTAGAACCAAATCGGCTGGGGGTTGCCCCACGCTTGGAGCCACACCGAGCCAGCCACCATGCGAAGCACACCGCCGAGCAGTAGCGAAACCTTGAAGGGGTTTATCATGTCAGAAAGAATAACTATTAAAGGGGCTAGGCGTACCCTCGCCCATTACGCCCGCACATTGGCAGGGCATGGCATCATGCCAGCAGAGGAAGCGGGTCGCATGCGACTCGGCAACCCATACGGGCAATGCCTCTATGTGTACACCCACGACCTAGAGGGTCACGGCATCACCCACAATGTCCCAGGATTTTGCGGTTCTAGTAAAGCCCTCGGCACTTCACCCAAAGAAGCCCGAGACATGATCTATCAGGCACACAACACAATCGGGGATCTGTACCGCCACCCTGCACCATTCGACCACGAAGCAGGCGACGCAGCTCACCGTGCAGTTATGGAGCATTACGGGCTTTGGAATGAGTACGCCAAAATCTTCAAGGTGGAGGCATAGACATGGGGCGCAAATACTCACCCAATCATCCCGCCGTGCTATCGGCACGACCACGCACCACGCAAGAACTAAACCGACCCTATCGACTGCCCCTAACCGGTTTGGCTGTCGCCATGACTGGCGGGACGCTGGCGATGTCCTTCTTGCCGAACGTTGCAATCTTTGGCTTCCCCTTTGGGTTCGTTTGGGCTGTACCGTTCATCGCTGGGGCTTTGGTTTGTTTCAACCGTTGCCTGGCTTTGCTAGAAGAAGAAAAGAAAAGGGGCTAACCATGTCTGAAGATACACAACTACACGCACCCGAACGGGTCACCGATTTATTGGTGCAGGCGTACCGCTTGCTCGAAGATGCGCAAGCACATGCCGACAGGTGGGACAGGGCGAACCTTGGGCGTACGTTGGACTCGTACCGCTGGCAGCTCGGCGACCTTGTGGCACGGATAACACCGCTAACCTCTGCGCATACGTTGAACCTGACCACGCAAGAATGGGAACTGGACGGCAGCCCAGCCTTCACGAACGCCATAGACGGGGGGCAGGGATGAGCCTGCACATCTGTTTGATTTGTGACAAGTGCGAGGCGCAGTCATCACCCAACTATGGAACCGCAACCGATGCACGGGTCGCTAACTTTTCTAGTGGCTGGGTGTTTGATGGTGAAGTCGATTTGTGTCCCGTCTGCTCTGGAAGGGACTTAGAGTATTGGGCTACAGAACCTTTCTAGCCAGCAAAGTCCAGGCTCGTCGTAATCGTAAACGAATACACCGCTACGTTATTGCGTACACAGTTGGAGGCACCGCTGTTAAATGGCTGGCGTGGGATCATGAGCAGGTGTGGCGGTGGTCAAAATCCATCCGACAAGCTGCACAGTTCCGAAGCGAACAGCAAGCGATAACAGAAGCAGAATCGACCTCTATGGTTTGGCAGTACAGTTACACCGTGCGCAGGCTCTAACAATTTGGTAACATCAAGATCGACCCTGCCTAGCGTCCCCCTTCTCGCTAGGTAGGGTTTTTACCGTTTCCAGTTCACTCGTGTTGGCTGCCTGACATGTTGCTCTCTTTGTTTGGGGGTCATGCCAGCCCAAAACCCATCCCGCCTACCTGTGGCAGCTTCAAATGGTAAACAGAACGCCAAACATTCATCTATGACTGGGCAGGTGGCACAATAGTTTCGTGCCGGTTGCCAATAGAAGTCCCGTACGTCGCCGTTGGGTATTTCAGGGAAGAAAATCGCTGAGGGTGCGCCTTTACAGTTTGCTTTGTCATGCCAGGCATCTCTCATTTTCTTTTGGTTCGTTTCTTTGGTGCGCTGCGTACAGCGGTTGTTTTGTTTTGGTGGCATACACAGGGGCAGGTGTCGTGTATGTCTTGGGTGTATTGTCGAATGGCTCGCTCTACCGTGCCACAGTGGGTGCAGAACGGGTCAGCACGGGTGAATTCCCACAGCTCATTCGTCATTCATTATCGCCATGAGGTGCTGACCTATCCATTGTGCTACTGGGCTGGCGACCCCGTTACCGCACATTTTGTATCGGGTTGTATCTGCGTTTTGTTTTCCGTCTGCACGGGGCAGGGTGTGATTGTCCGGCCAGCCCATAAGGCGTTCACATTCGACTGGGGTTAATCTGCGTACTTGCATTGTGTCTTCTTGATCTGTTGGTATTTGGATATGGTCGCCACTATCTATTCCGATGCGTAACGCTCGGTAAATGTCTTCTGTTACTGACTGGTTGTAACCATCAAATGCGATGACTGGTTCAAATAACACTTGGTCGTTTCCTCCTGCAAGGGTTAGAGATATGTTTTCACTAAGTAAAGGTCCTTTGCCTCCGCCTGGTTTGCCTTCTCTACCTCTCATTAGTATTGGTATTGCAATGATTGGCACGTTGTTACCGCCTGTTCCCATGCGTTCTTTCAATGTTTGTACTGGTTCTTCATATATACGCACATCATTTACACGGGTGCCGTCAATGATTAGTACGGTTGCTCGACTGTCGCCGGTGTTGTCAAATGCGTTCAATGTAGGACACACCCCCCCCCGAATCCATGTCTCGAAGTCTTGGTCATTCTGCGCTCGGCGGCGCTTGCTGTACCACAAGTTTGTTCTCCATCACGTATTGATTCCCAACACCTTTGTAATCTTTGGCTTGGAGTGACCCAACAATGTCTGGCATCATCACCGATGGTGATTGTTGTGAGCTTTTTAATGTTGGTGACAGGTTCTCAAAAACATTTGCATTAGACCCAAACTGTGTATCAAAAGACAACAACGGTTCAACAACTAAATTGTAATGTTCCGAACCAGACGGACCGCCAGTGCCTTTATGCCATTTGCTTGTAACCGAAGTGGTTAAAACTCCGTCGGCGTTTTCTCCTGCAGCCCATTGGCTACTTGTTCCAACGCTTTCTGAAGCCTTAAAGGCAGCGTCTTGCCTCGACGGTTTGCCCTTCGCAGAATTCCCTCCGCTGCTTTCCCCGACAGTAAGTATTTTTTCGGGACTTCGGCTGGCGATTGCAGGATCAAAGCAAGAGAGGACGAACACTCGTCTACGCCTTTGGGGGACTCCGAAGTATTGTGCATCCAGCATGGACCACTCCGAGAAACACGCCCCTGCTTCATCCATTTCGTAGAGGACTTCCCCGAAGTCGGCACCATTATTGGAAGATAAGGCTCCTGCGACGTTCTCCCAAATAGACCAGGTTGGATATTTTCCATTAGATAACTCTCTTAATTCTTTTATGATTCGGATTCCTTGGTGAAACAAACCTGACCGTTCTCCGGTTAGACCTGCTCGTTTGCCTGCGACTGACAGGTCTTGACATGGTGATCCCCATGCGACTACATCTACACCGTCACAGTGGTCAAGTATGTATTGACCTGTGAGTGTGGAGACATCATCCCATTTGGGGACATCAGCCCAGTGGTGGTCTAGGGTTTGGCGACAGTTTTTGTCTAGTTCGCATTGGAATACTGTTGTCATTCCTGCTGCTTCTAGCCCCATGTCGAATCCCCCTACGCCACTAAATAGTGACAGGACACGCATTAGAAGAAGTCGTCAGTTGCGGGTACTGGTGTTGCTGATGGGAAAATCTTGCCGACTTGCGCCATTACATTTTCTGTTTGGTCTTTAATCCAGACATTCCAGCGGAGTGACACACCAATTTCGTCAGCAATGATCTTGATTGACTTGCCTTTGGTGCCATCTTTTTTGGTGAATTCTTCTTGTTCTAGGCGACCTGTAACAATGACGGTTTCACCTTTGGCGCAAGTGGCTGCAAAGTTTTCAGCAAGTGAGCCGAACGCTGTGACGTTATGCCATGTTGTTTTCTTTTTGTCGTCTTTGCCGTAGGTGTCTGCGACTGTGAATGTGGCGATTGCCATTTGACTGCCGGTGTATTTAAGTTCGGGTTCTTGTCCGAGCTTGCCGTGGATTGTGATGTGGTTACTCATTAGTGTCCCCTTCCGAGGGTGTAAGTGGTTTGGGTTGGTTCGCAGCCTTGACACAACGGTGTTGTGGTGGGGTTGAGAGGGTGATGTAGGTAGTCACGGATACTTTGCATCGTGGACAGTGCCAGTGTTGTTTCAGCGAGATGCCCTTCATTCCGTTCATGTTACAGATGGGGTGTGTCAATGTCAAGAAGTTTTCTTGCTTTTCTACAAACTCTACATTCACGAGATCCGTTGGGTTTATAGTAGGTGTTCGGTTCGTCATATTCGTGTCCCCTGGGGCAGTGTGTTTTGTTTGCATAGAAATGTCTGCCTCTGTCCACTACGTCTTTCATGTTTTCTGTTTGTGTTCCACCTTCTAGGTGGTGGGGGTTGACACAGATTCGATTGTCACATTTGTGGCGTACAACTGGTGGGTAGTAGTAGTTAGCTAGGAAGAATGAGAACCGGTGGGCTGATCGGTGTTTGCCTTGTGCGTATAACTGTCCGTAGCTGTCTCCTCGTAGCGAGCCTTGCCATTCCCAACATTCTTCGGGGGTGAGGATGTTTACTCGTTTCCAAAATCGTTGGCTGGTTCGGTATGTCACAGTGTCCACAGGTTCCCCTTTGTCCTGTGTAAAACATTAGCAGTATCTTTTCGTGCGTTGGACTTTGGGGTGTGGGGATCGGCATATGAACTGTTGTAATCCCATGCAGTTTTGGTATTTGATTACAGACCAGCCGTATGGACCGACGGGGTGGACAAATTCACCATCGGGTTCGGTGTGTCCGAGCCAAGCAATGCGGTCTACGATGCGGGCTTGCTGTACGGGGGTGTAGCGGTCTGCGTTGGAGCTGTTGCTAAACCGCCGCCAGGTTCCGAGTGCGATTCCGTAGCCAGATGTGTAATTACGGGTGCTGGTGTGCCAGCGAGAATCTGTTTCGCATTGGGCGAGGCGTTTGTAAAACCGCCAGGGCATTACGAGTGCTTCAATCTCTTTGGGTGTCTTAGATGCGCTTACAGGGGCTTCTGAGAGGATTGTAGAGGGGATGGACAGGGACAAGATAATGGTGATGAGGATGCTTTTGCGCATGGTTTTCCTTTGTTCAGGGGATGGGTCATTTAGGTGTCATAGTTCTCCCAACTAGGTACTGTTAAACGGATTAAAATATCTTAGCAGTGAAAGTTAAAAACCAACCAGCGAACGGATCACACAATCCATAGCTCGCACTTCGATGAAATCTTCCATCTCGGTGTACTTAGTTTTCTTAGACACAACCGGTGCAGCTTCCAAGGTCGGCGCATCAACAATCAACACAATCGTTCTCGCATGATTCAACATGGTAAAGAAATGATTGACCGCTATAAACTTTTTCTTTCGGGCAGAGAAATGAACCGTGCTAAAAGGGAACACATCAGTGTCCCAGTTGTGTTTCACTTCAACTTCAAATCCATATTCTGTTCCGTCACGTGTAGCCAGTACATCAATGCCGTAGTCGTCAGGGTTTACCCAAGCTAGGAAGCCTTGATCCATTAGCCATTCAATGATTTGGTGTTTAGCGTTGTCGTCTGCGTTGTAGATGACCTGGCTGAATGGTTTACCAGCCACCGTATTTGTCTCCAAGCAGTACGCCGCAGAGAAAAACTGCACTGACCATGATTACCATCATAAAAAAATCAGTCATCGTGTCTCACTTTTTCTTTTGATTGTGTCTTTTGCAATAGCAATATCGCACCGGCGATTAAGTCTTTGTTTTTCTAGCCATTTTTCTGTAGCTCTTTGTTGGCTAGGAGGTTTACGCTTCATTGTTAATTGCTTTCAGATATGCGTCGTGACCGCAATCGCATTGTTCACTTCTTGGATGCACTAATCGCCTGTTGTTTTCAACTGCGACACGGCTTGCTGGACAACCGCCTTCGTGAAAAGGCACAAAATACATAGTGGCTATTCGTTTCCATTCGTCACGCTCGGCTTGCACCTTGGCGAAGTCTTGCTCTGCGAACACAATCTCTTTGTCACGGAGCCATTCGTACGCATCATCCTGGTGTATGTACTCACTCATCAGTAGCCCGCTTCCTTTAACAGAC